TATGATTTCGTAATTCAAAAATCCATTCTTCTTTGATACTTGCACCTAAAGCACCATTGTAATCACTATTACCAGATAAAGGCATTATGCAAGATTTCTTCTAATTGAGTTTTCAATCTCTGGTAATAAGTTATCTCTTACAAATTCTTGTGTGCCAATAACATTACCCATAATGTTTACATTGATAGAACCACTACCACCTGCGTCACCAAAATCTGGACTTGATAATGGAGTAATATCTACTCGTTCTCTACCACCAGGATTATCGCCAACCATAATCATTTGTTGTCCACCAGTAATAAAAGAACCACCACGAGCAAATGCTGGTGCTTGTTGTTTAGATATAGTTGCTATTTGAGCTGCTGAAAATGCTCCCATTACACCACTCATTCCTCTGGCAGCAGCTATAACGGCTGGATTCATAGTTGCTCTTGCTACAGCCATTAATTTATTAATTGCTGTTGCAGTATCTATAATAACTTGACTAATAGACATAGCTTTTTGCATTTGAAATATTCTTTTTTGGTCTTTTGCAAATTTAGCACGAACATCATCTTCCATAGTTTGTCTTTGCTCCATAGAAGCATTTCTAAATTTATCGGTTTTTCTTAATGCTTTTAATTCATTATTTACTCTTTGGTCAAGATTAGCTTTTTGCAAAGATATAATTTCGTTGAAAGAGTTCATAAATCCATCAACTAATTGACCTTGAAATAATTGCTCAAGCTCTAAAAATGATTCAAAAACTCTGTTTAACTTAGATTTTTCTATTGATTCTACTTGTTCAGATAAGTCATCAGTAAATACTTGTAATCCTTTAGCTAAATCTTCGTTGCTTGGAAATAAACCTCTTGGTTGAAAGTCTATTGGTGCAAAAGCATCAATTAAATCTAAACCTGCAAAAGCTGAAAACGGATCTTCTCCAAATCCTATCCCAGATTCAGCAATAATTAATTTTTGAATATTTTGAAATTCTTCGTTTAATGAAATTACTAATTTTTTTGCTTTTCTTAAATTTTGTCCTGCTTTTCCTTTTGTAAGAGTGCCGATATAACCTTTATCTCCAAATAAATCTAAAGTAGATTGAGCTTTTTCAAAATCTTCTAAAGCTATTTGCAGTTCGTTAAATACAATAGCTGAATCTCTGCCTGGTTTTATGATTCCTTTTAAAACATCTGCAATTTGTGTTAAAGACTCGCTTTCTTCTTCCATACCTCTAGTAATAACTGGCATACCTAAAGATTTTCTTATCTCATCAATTTTTTCTATATCTGTTTTATTAATTTCATTAAGTGCTTCTGCCATTCTACCAAACAACCCTGTCATAGCTTCAACACCAGTTCTAAACATACCACCAGTAGCAACATCTCCAACTGCTGCAGAAAGTCTTGAGAACGAGTCAGCTAAATTAGAAAATAAACCAGACATTGTTTTGGATAGTTTGTCAGTAGCACCTGCTACACCAACAGAAGGATCAGTAATAGTTTTTTCTAATGCTCTTCTAAATTCAGGTAATGTAATTTTAGATAAATCCTCTATACCTTGACTATCTCTTACTAATTGTAAAATACCTCTTTCTCTTAGAATATCTGCTGCACCTGCACCACCTGCAAAAGCTCTACCTAAAGCAGAAGCTGCTTCTGCTGCATTTGTTCCCATAAACGCTGCTAAGTCTGCAACTGGTTTAATCAGAGCTTCTGCGTCTGCACCAAATGCTTTTAATGATGCACCAGCTTCTACTACATCTTCAAGTGTAAAGGGAGTAGTTGCTGCAATTTTATTAAATGTGTTAAATGCTTTTGTTCCTGCTTCCACAGAACCAAACATAGCGTTTAACCTTACTTTCACTTTTTCGAATTGTGCAGACTTTTGTATAAACTTACCAACAGTAGCAGTTACCAAAGTAAAAGCAAAAGACATAAGTAATAGCTTACTACGGATAGTAGCGAAGGTATTAGAAAGCAATCTTCCCTCATTACTAATTTGGAAAAAACCTTTTCTGGTTTTTTTAGTTTCGTTATTTAGCTTTTCGTTAGCTTTTTTTAATTTTTCTGTTGCAATAGCAGCAGTTTTAAATGCTCTTGCTAACTCTCTATCTCCAGTTGCCTGGAACTTAATTTGTACTTTTAGGTTTGTATCTGCCATTAGTTACTCTTTTTATATTGTTGTGACTGAATATAATTTAACATTTTTTCTATAACATTGCACTTATCAATCCATTTTTTTGGTTGATTTCCGTATGATCCTTCATAAGGTGCAACATTCATCTTTTTAGAGTAAGTAAATCGTTGTATATCTCTTTGGTATTCTTTGCTGATAAAGTTGTTTGTACAAGCAAAAAAGGGTAGGTGTGATTTAATAGCTTCGTGTATTTCAAACTTTCTTTCGGAAGTAGCGTTATGTTCTTCAACTTCTTCTTTTAATAGCTTGATTACATACCATACATCGTCCATAGATGTAAAGGTGTGAACGCTGTTATTCTTTTTAAGAGGTAACTTAGCTTTATATGGAAAGGTAGAATATCTACAACCCTCACACCAATCATCTATTAATATGTTTAATTCAAGTGAGAGGGTTTCTATTCCCCCAAGCTATTGTATTCCTGAATAGCAAGTTGTAATTCTACTCTATCGTTAATTGATAAAGATTTAATAAACTTATCATCTGCTCCATCTACACCATTTCTAATCCATAGTGTACTTAGTGCAAATTGATTTTTAATTACTGATTGTCCATCTACTTCTTCAAAGCGTACAGAATCCATACATTTATCAAAAGCGTCTACGGACATTTCTGTAAGGGTAGCTTTAACACCACTCTTAAGCGTTATCTTTTTAGACATTGACTTTCCTCGTTTTTATTATTGTATTGTGATAGAAACAATGTTTCCTGAAGTACCAGCTACTGCTTTACTACTTACGGATAGGAACATTGCATCTTCCTCTGAAAAACTTACATCGGTAAGAATACAAGTTGGTAGAGATATATCTACATTTCTTGTCACACTATCTGCTGCTGTTAAAGTATTTGCAACAGTACCAGTTGATTGTTCTCCGAATGTTTGTATAAGATTATCTGTATCACCATCATACTTTACAACTGCGTCAAAGGTTACTGCCACTTCTGGAATACCTCTGTGCATTTGCTGATAATTACCATTTACATCATAACCACTAAAGACAACATCGTTTTCAATGGTTAAGCTAAATGATTTCATTACTGGATCAGAAAGTCCTGCAATAGTTGTTACTGCATTCGTTGAGCCAGAATCACCATAATCTGTCATAAAGTAGTTTGTATTAAAACTTGCTCTGTCGTGTGTTGGAACGATAGAAGTATCATTTAATGCTGGAATACAACCAGATTTAAATGTACCTGAAATTTTTAATCTTCCTGCTTCTTCCCCTACATCTCCACTAATAGTTAACGAAGTTAAGAAACAGCCCTTGAAATACATTTGTTGAGCTGCTTCTGGTGTTACTACCACTACTGCAAATGTTTTAGTATTGTCACTTACAGAAGCTCCATAAGTTAAATCAATACCTGCGTAGTTATGTGCTATTTCAAAAGCACTTGAAGCGTCACTTGTAATATTTGAAAGAAGCATTGGTAAAATAGTAGCATCTGCAATACCTGAAAAACTAATTTCTTTTACTGTAAGTTTGTTTGATAAGAACATATCTACAGCTTTCATAGTTCTACCTACTCCGTGTCTTACATCTAAAACCTGTTGTGGGTTTAAAGATGGGAACTCAATAGAATCTATATTAATAAATTTGTAATCTGCGTCTGTGGATTCTCCACCACCAATGCCATCTGCTTCAGCAGCGATGGCTAACTGAAACTGTTTAGGGCTAAACCCTTCTGCTAAATCTGCCATTTCACTTTACCTCTTTTGGTTTAATTTTTTTCTGATCTTTGACTTCTACTAAAAATTCTTTGGCTTCTTTAGGCACAAAATCAAGCTCTACAGCTTTACCATTCTTTAATCTTGCCCAGTCTGCCCAGTCTAACCCTAAGTAATTTTTACCTCTTGGTAAGACTTCTTCTTTCTTTTTGTACTTTTTAGTCATAATTAACTCCTTACAATATAAAAAGAACCATTAGATAATACAAAGAATTTATCATCAGAAGTTACAAACCTACTAAATGATTGATATACTTCTTCATATAATACTGGTACGGTTATTCTTGATACATATACATTCTTTAAATCTGTGTCAATATTATGCTCGATAGTAGGCATACTTTCAAAGAAATATGGTGTAGATCCTCCGTGTGAGTTGTTAAACAACACCGTTTCTATTCTACTGACATCTTTATACATCTCATCTAATACTCTCTCATTATCGTTATATGTTTTAATAACATAATCCATTTCCATTTGGTATACATTTAAATAAGAACGACTTTTCTT